AGCGCCGCAAGCAATCAGCCCAGTGCAACAACGACGACCGCAGCCTGCGGCTGAAACAGGGAGGAGTTGTTGGGGCCGCGTTCTGATTTTTCAAAGCCCTGCCAAGGGGCTGCGGAAAAATCAGCTAACGCAACCCGTTGCTGTTGCTTAGCCTGCGGGTCCCAACCCGTAGGAATGTCTATCAGGGGTGTACCCATTTTGTACCGGTTTCTTTTTGTGCGAGGGAGCAGACCTCGAACAACACTATTTATTATATAAAAGAAAGCGCGATGAATTCTGAGAACTCATCGCGCTTTTTCTCTTATGCGGGTAGTGGGGGTCGAACAATAAAAAATGATTGAGTGACGTCAAAAACATATCTGCAACGCGCCTAAACACTTGCTAAAAATGTAGTGGGGTTGGTTTGTAACCCATGTATTTTGCTACGTTTACAAAAAAGAGTGTTACCGAAACTGTTACCAGAGTCAGGCCTGTGCCTTTTTGAATGCCGCGGTGGTAGCGGCAGCAAGATCTTCCCTCTGACCGTCAAGCTCGTGCCGATACACTCCGGCAGTGTCCATGTTCTTGCTGTGACCGACCAGCATCTTCAGCTGGCTGTCGGTCAATACGCCGGATTCAATGCTGACGAAAGTGTGCCTCATCTCATACAGCGTGACCTGAGGCTCAATGCCATTGTCACGCTGGTACTTCTTCCAGCGCTTGAATAAAGCTCTCTGGTTCGGGATCTGGAACAAAGGGGTGGTATAGTTCAGCGGGATATCGGAAGCCTTCAGCAAGGCTACCTGCGCTTCGTAGGCCTCATGGGCTTCCTCGCCCATGTCAAATGAGCGAATGGCGTTTTCGTTCTTGCCGGTGGTTTCCTCATCCAACCGGTTGATGCTGCGGCGCAGATTGACCGTGTTCCCTTTGACGTCACCATACCAGAGCCCTACAAGTTCACCGGGGCGTACACCTGTAGCAACTGCAAACCGGTAGGCATAGATATACTCGTCAAAGACCAGCTTGCCATAGTAAAGGCGAGTGTCCACATCAAACAGAACTTTCAAAGCGGTCGGCTGTAAAATCTTTTTCTTCCCCATGCGGGCATTCTTCGGGATAGACAGCTCAGGGAACATCGTACTGTACCTGTTCCGGCGGCACCATTTCAAAAAGCTGATCTCCGTTGAGCGGATCGTCATAATGGTCTTGCGGCTCAAAGGCTTGTCGCTTGACCTACGCTGACGCTCCTTTTTAAGGCATCGCTTTTTGAAAGACATATTGATGGCTTTTTGCAGATCGCCTTCGGTCAGCTCGTCAATGCGGATGTCCCCACAGACAGGCAGAATATAGTAATCTCCGTATTTCTTGCACTGCTCAACATAGGATGTGCCGCAGGTGAGCTTCAGTTCTTCTACCCACTGGGCATAGAGGGCAGCTACCTTCTTCTTGCCGTCCCGGATGCTATCGTCAAGCCAGGCATCGGCCTTTGCGTTGGCTTCCCGCTGGCCGGTGCGGCCAGGCGTGCTGCTGTAAAACCGTTTGCGGGTGCCGTTCTTCTGCACCGCGATACACCAGCGGTTTTCCTTCTCGACCCAAAACGCCGTGTTGACCCGTTTTTTCATAAAATCCACCTCCATACACAAGGGTACACTTTGACAAGCCTGCCCGGAGGTGGTATCATAGTCTGTGCAGAGGTTCGCCAAAATCTACTGTACAGAGCCGTGACGCCTTCGGGCAAGCGGTTCGGAAACCTCCTTCGGTGCTGGTAACACCGGGGGAGGTTTTTTTATTTGTTTGTGCAAATCAAAATTATGCTATACTTTAGCATAATTTTGATGTATAATGAACGTGAACGAATCTTTTCATTCATACACAGAAAGAAAGGTGCTATCATGTCAGAGCGTCAGAATGCCGTCGAACTTTATCTTGACGAAAAAGACTTCAAAATGAAGTTGAACGGTGTTGAAGTCCATCGCGTCAAAGGCTTCTCCATCCAGTGCGATGCGGGCCATCCCCTCGCAGATATGACGCTGAACATTTCGGTGGACAAACTGAAACTCGGTTAATGGAGTTTACTCCACACATCCAGCGCCTTGTCAATGCCGCGTTCGACAGCCGTTTCGCCGTACTCGATAGCCTTCGGAAACAGATCGCAGGCACCCATCATGTAAAGGTCGATATAGCCATCATCACGCAGTTCCGCAAGCGCCTCTCTCACGTCATCCCACGGAATCCCCGGCAATGCAGCCGACACATCTTCTGATGCAAAGTATTTTGCCTGAGACTTCGGCAAGGTTTTGCGGCGCTCCGTGTATGCACGATAAAGTTTCAGCAAGACCTTTTCGGTATCTTTTGTCATCCCGTATTTTCTCCTTCTGCGCCCTCGGTGTTCGCAGCACCGGGGGCTTTTTTGTTTAGTTCACATCAGTTATTCAAAGCCTTTGCGCGCACAGTCGGGCTTGCTGCCTTGAACAGATCATATGCGTTCAAGACATCCGTAATTGCCTGACGCTCTTCGGGGGTGACTGTGTGGTCGATGCTGCCACCATCGCCGCTGTATCGGATAATGATTTCATCAGCGCTCAAAATATTCTTAAACCACTGGATATCTTCATCATCGCCCATAAAAGATGTCAGTTCCCAGTACTGCTTTCCATCATAGCCACGATCCACATCCGTCCAATCAATCGTGTAGGTATATTTATACTCGCCCGCGCGAATCGTAATCGTGTCCAAGTACACATATTTGTTGCCGCTACACAGAACCATGAAAAACATTGACGGATCATTGGTGCTGCCATTTACAAAGAAGGGCAGTATATAGCTTTTGCCTTGATTGCTCAGTCGGTCTTCCGTGGGTGACACATAGCTTCTTGCGTCCTCGACCTTATCGTAACTGATTTTCAGCTTTGCAAGAGCGTCTTTCAGTCCCAGCACCTGCTGGGCTTCTGCCAACACCGCAAAGTTACTGACCTGCGCCTTGCTTGCATCGTCCAATTCGTTATAAGCATTTACAGCAGCCACAATTGCCGGGCGGCGGGCAGTCGTGACGGTTCCGATTTGGTTGATCAGGCTTTCCACCTGCGCTACCGTCGCAGTATTGCATTCTTCAAGAGCGGCTGTGCTCATATATTCTGCTGGGCTGACAGCCATTGCCGGCGCTGCCACAGATACAAGCGTTGCGGCAATGCACAGTGCTGCAGCGGTCTTTTTCATAGTTTTCTTCATACATAACACTCCTTCGCTATATAGACTAGAATGACTCCGATAATCCAAAATCACCCCACCCAGTGCGTCCAGCCTACGGCCTTGCCCTCAATGTGCACCTCTTCCAGCTGGGAGCCAGTATAGATCATAGGCGCATAGGCCGGGTTTGCAGGCATCAGGGTCAGCGTGCCGGGGTTGTAATATACCCGCTTGAGGGTGGCTTCACCATCAATGCGCACCGCTGCGATCTCGCCGTTCTCCACCTCCGGCTGGATGCGGATATACACCACATCTTTATCGTGGATGCCGGCATCTACCATGCTGTCGCCGTGGCAGGTCAGGGAAAAATCGCACCGGATGTTCTCCGGCACATCCACCATTTTTTCAATGTTCTGCTCTGCCGTGATGGGTTCCCCGCAGGCAATGCTGCCGATCAGCGGGATCTTCTTCATCTTGGGCATCGGCTCAAAGCCCGGGGGGATGGTGGGCTTCTTGGGCTCCGGCTGTTCTTCCCAGCCCATCAGGTAGGCGGGGGTGGTCTGCAGCGCATCAGCAAATGCTGCAATTTTTGATTGTGGGATATCGGCTTTACCATTTTCAATCTTACTTATAGAAGATTTATCTTTATAGCCCATCTTGTGAGCCAGTTCTTCGACTGTTAAGCCAAGCTCCGTGCGGCGGCTTTTGATTCTGTCGTATAGAGTTGCCATAAAATCACCAACCTTCGCTCTTATCTTATCATAGAGTGGAATAATATTCAAGTATTTTTTATTTTTTCCTCAAAAAAGGTTGACTTTATTTCCACTCGGTGCTATTATGTGTTTAGTGGAATTCAATTCCACTTTGAAAGGAGGTGACAACCATGACCGACACCAATGCGCTGCGTTCCATCATTGCAGATTCCGGGCTTAAATATAAGGCCATTGCCGAAATTATGGGCCTGACTCCGTATGCTTTGCAGATGAAAATTGATAACGAGACCGAGTTTAAGGCCAGTGAAATTGACACTCTGGCCAATACTCTCGGCATGGACATGCAGCAGCGTGATTCCATATTTTTTTGCAAGAAAAGTGGAATTTAATTACACTTTTGCAAGTTCATCCAAAGGAGGTGAAGAAGATGACGCAAAACGAACTCACTCAAGTGCTTCTGTGTGCGAGTCTGGTTCTCGGCATTGTGACAGCATTCCAGCGTTGGAAAAATCACTGGTAAAAGTTTTTGTGATGATTCCTTTATTGCTGAAAACTTTCAGCTTATAGGGCGCATTCTCTGCAATGTGTTTTGTGCTCCCAGTTGAAGATAAGACCATGTGCTCATATCCGAGGCCTTCAACTTTAATCGGAAAAATATCGGAATACCACTCTGACCGACTTAATTCTTTGATCCCGTGCTTCCAGCTGTTTGTCAGAAGCTTCAGACGATACTCGCCGAATGCGCACTCACCCAGTTCAGAAGAAAGTTCGAGTCGGCTCAAGGTAATTGCTTCTCTGGACTTATTGATAAAGCAGATATTAAGGACCTCTGTGTATTCCTTTTCAGGGCTCGGTCCCATGCAGAAAACATTTTGAACTTCGACGATGAGATTTTTTCGATTTTTGATCTTATCCGATGCAAAGTTCCAGATTGACAAAGCAAAGCTGGCTACTGCGATTAAGAATGTCACATTGTCCCGCACATTCAGCCACTCAACTATTTTGTTCCACATATCATGCACATCCTTCCTGTTTTCCCCATTTTACCGCAGGAATGAGGTGCACACAAGGAGGTGAACCACATGGACAACAACAAAAAGCCCAGCGAACCTGCGGAAGAGGAACGCTGGGCGCTGAAGGAGGTGAACACGATGAAGAATCCGTTAGCTGTTCAGATTCTGGCTCTGAGCATCCAGATCCTTGCACTGGTTGTCATTTTATTAAAGAAATAAACATGGATGCAGCAGCAATTAAAATCGCAATCAAATTGTAAAGCCGGTTGATTCGATCTTCTTTTGCCTGCTCACGGTCCTTTTCCTCCTGTTTTCGCTGACTCTCTTCAAACTGCTGTTGCAGCTTTTTCAGATTTTCAGCGGTACTCAGTTGAGCCGACAACTGCATCGCGTGTTCTTGCGCCGCAGCGCGTGCAACTGTAGCCATCGCTTCATGGTCTCGCGCAACTGCATTAGCTGAGCATTTAACCACATCATTCAGTTCAGACATTATTTTCACCTCCCTTCTGTCTCTCTATTCTATCGCAGAAGGGAGCCACCCACAAGGAGGCACATATTCACCATGTTGAACGCATCAACCATTCGCGGCACCTTCCGGCAGATTCCGTACTGGAAGCTGCGGGGCCGGTTCCACAGCTGCGGGTTCCGGGATCAGGAGATTGCAAATGCAATCGGCATCGGAACTGACACAATGAGCAAGCGGATGAACGGGAAGCAGCCTTGGACAAGCACTGAGATCGCAGAAATTTGCAAGACGCTTGATATCCCGCAGGATGAAATCGGGGAGCTGTTCTTCCCTACTGTTGAGAAAGGAGAATCCGCATGAAAATCAAATCCGGCGTATGGTACTGGCTGGCAATGGCCTGCTTTGTGGTGGGCCTGCTGTACAGCATGGGCCTCGAGGGCACCTGTCAGACCGGCGGCACCATTTCGGACGGTGCGTTCATTACGGCTATGGTGCTGATCCTGCTGGCAATCTTCTTCATGCTGCAGGGCTTTGCAGCCGAAGCTCGTGAGAAGCGGCCCCGCAAGATTCACCAGCAGCCCCGCAACACCGTGAAGAGCGGCAGGAAGGCGGGCTGACACCACCCATGAATAAAGGAAAGCACTTTACCCGCGTTTGTTTGGACTGCGGCAAGGTGATGGAAAATGTTGCTAGCAACCTGCGCTTTTGCGCTTCCTGCCGCAGAGAGCACCACAACCAATATTGCAGGGATTACAGGGCGCATAATGAAAAACCTGCCCGCGTCATGTGGTACACCGTCTGGGACGCAAAGACCGGCGATCTACTGGCATCCGGCACGTCCGAGATGTGTGCCCGGCGGCTGGGCTACAAGAGCGCGAACAGCTTTGCGTCTGCCGTCAGCCATGGGCTCAGCGGCAGCCATCGAACTTACAAGTACACATTTGCGCGGGAACGCATCGAGCGCGGCGAAGTGGACAGCCTGCCGCCGGTACGCACTATGCGAAAAAAGCCCGCCGGTGCGCCAACACCGACGAGCTGCAAGGGATGATGGAATTTGAAAGCCCCATCACCCCGATGATACCATAAAATCGGAGGTTTTTACAAGAAAATGAACGCAGAAAATAAAAACGCACTGCTGGAGCACATCAAAAACGTGCCCGAATGGCAGTCCGCGCTGATCTACGAGCAGCTTGCTGCCATGAACAAAGCAGCAGCCGACATCTCCACCGGTACTTCCACACTGGAGCAGGGCTTTGCCGACGGCAAGCTCCGGCCCGA